AATATTAAAGATTTAGAGAATTAATACATATTTATATATAGTAAACGTATACAATGAAGATAAAACATTCTAAGTATCGCAATACTGGTCTTATATATGAATTGCTTGTAAAGCAAATCGCTGCTGATGTACTCGAAAACAAAGAGTCAAAAGCTATTAAGATCTTAAAAAAGTATTATAGCGGTAATTCTACTTTAGCTAAAGAATATAAACTGTATGAGTTTGTTGTTAAAAACAATGCAGTTAATCAATCTAAAGCAGAAACAATCATATCTACTATTACGGAGGTTTCAAGAAAATTTAATCAAAAAACACTAAAAAAAGAAAAGTACGATTTAATATCAGAAATAAAGTCTAACTATAATATAGACGAATTTTTTAGTATGAGTGTTAGAGACTATAAAGCTCTAGCATCTCTTTATTGTTTATTGGAAGCTCAGAATAATTCGGATTTAGTAGATCCAAACTTCTTAGTTAGTAATAAAACTACTTTATTAGAACACTTAACATCTAAAAAGCAAAATGAAGATGATGTTAAAGATTCATTAATAGAGGAGTATTCTAAGTACGATAAGGATTTAAAATTATTAACATTTAAAATACTTTTAGAAAAGTTTAATTCTAAATATAAAGATTTATTACCAGAACAAAAGAATATTTTAAAAGAATTTATAACATCAGTTAATTCAAGTAAAAAACTATTTAATTTAGTTAATCGTGAATTTGCTAAAATTGCAGAAGCTGTTAAAGAGCTAAGTAATAAAGTATCTGATGATATTATAAAAATTAAATTAGATGAAGTATCTAAATCTATCAAGCCTTTAAAAAGCACTGATAAGGTAGGCGATACTCATTTAGTTAATTTAATGCAATATTACGACCTAGTTAACGAGCTTAAAAACTTATGACAAGATCAAAACTAGTTCAGTTAGTACGAGAAGTACAGCAGGAATTAGACGAAGCTAACGTTACTAATAGTGGCGGAGCATCATTTACACCTGGTGAAGGAGCACAGTATGCAACACCAGCTGCATTTGGAAAAGGAACTCGAGCAATAAATACGCTCAAGAGACAAGGATACAAACAGGTTAGTCGTCCTAAACGACCATCACATACTAAAGCGTTTGATTATTTATAAAAAATGAGAACATACACAGTAACAGAAAAGCATAGAGCCGTACAAGAGGGTAAGATGGCTAAGAGTGAATTCGTAAGACAGATGAGACTTGGCTACCCTGAACACATTACTCAATGGAACGGATATAACGACACAGTACAAATACTTAAAAATAGAGGACTTCTTTTTGAAACAGCTAAACCTGAACCTGCTGTTATAGAAGAGAAAATCGATGCTATGAAATTACCCTATAGCTTAGAAGCTCTAGACAGAGGAATTAGATATGAATTTGCAGCAGCTGGAGTTGAAGTACACGCTGGCGCTAGAATTACTACTGAACAGTATGATGAAGCATTAAAAAAAGCAAAAGCTAATTTAGATAAAGATGCGATGTACTACCTTAACTTAATTTCTGGTGAGTCTTCTAATGTAGATAAGCATGATAAATTAGTACCTATAAAAAGAGGAGAAGGAAAAGCAGATGTATTTAATGGACTTAAAAAAGCTAATTTGAGAGAAAATAAAGAAGAATTAAAATCCCTACTTAAAGAAGGCAAGATGGATGATCTTGCTGAAAAGTTAGGTATAGATGTAGGTAGATTACAAGCTGCTGCTGATAGATTGAGAGAAATGGAAAGAGAAGATGCTGCAGAAACTGCTGGTAAAGTTGAGGCGATGAAATCCATAATCGACGAAGAACCAGATGAAGTAATGAATATTGATAGATTTGGAAAAGAAAAAGAGGATCATGGTAGCAATTATACTAAAATAAAAAAAGAAGGAGACGGCAATAGTGTAGATGAACACGAATATGAATTCTTCAGTCTTATTTTTGATAAAAAATATAATGATATATTAGAAGATTATATGTCTAGTGAGACTTACAAGCAAGACGAAAGAGAGTTACAAGACCAAACAGGTCAATCTAACGTATTTGATTATGCTTATAAAGATCAATGGGAAAACTATATAAAGGAATATGAAGCTATCAATAGGGACGATGTAACAGATACATATAACTTTGAAGCTAAAGGTAAAGATCACGACGGAGATGGAGACATCGATGGAGATGATTATATGGCTGCTAAAGATAAAGCTATAAAAAAAGCAATGGGGAAAGATGAGCAGTTAAAAGAAGCTATAAAAAAGATAATAAAAGAGTCTTTACTTAAAGAAGCTGCTACAGCTAAATTATCTGATATAGGAGACAAGTACGGAGACTATAAAGGTATGCAAGTAGTAATAAATGACCTAGAAAATATCGTAACAGATATGGAAGGTTATTTTGCTAAAACTAGAGATAGAGTTCAAAGTGCAATGGATAAGATAGGACAAGTAGAAACACCAGACGGGATGAAAGTAGGAGCATTTTTAGCACCTGCTATAGAAACAGCTTTCTTTAAAGATCTTAACCCAGTAAGAAAATTATCACATAGAGATATAAAATTACCTCAAGTTAAAATTGCTAAATTTGACGATTTACAAAGAGAAGCAGAGGCAGAAATGGCACCTAAAAGAACAGTTTTCGGAATAAACGAAAAAAAATAATATGGCACAACTATTAGTAGACGTTACCCCATTTAAATCAGTACTTAAGGAATCTAAAGAGAAACCTGGTGCTTATGAAGTTGAGGGTGTTATGCAAAGAGCAGTTGCTGAAAATCAAAATGGTAGAACTTATTCTAAAGATATTTTAGAAAGAGAAGCATCCAAATATATAAAAGAATTTGTTGATAGAGGAAATGCATTTGGAGAATTGGATCACCCTGAATCTCCTGTTGTCTCTCTAAAGAACGCTTCCCACATAGTAAAAGAGCTATATTGGAAAGGAAACGACCTTATGGGTAGAGTAGAACTACTTAACACCCCGGCAGGTAATATAGTAAAAGAAATTATCAAAGCAGGACATACAATTGGTATCTCATCTAGAGGAACAGGTTCTGTAAAACAAACTAACGAAGGACAGTTAGAAGTACAACCAGATTTTGAATTAGTATGTTGGGATTTCGTATCTAATCCTTCAACTCATGGAGCATTTATGAACCCTGTAGCTTTACAGGAAAGTAAAATAAAACAAAGTAAGTTTGCTAAATTAGATAATATTATCACAGATATTTTAAGAGCGTAATAGTTTTTCGTAAACAGTATATATTTATATAAGAATATACAGTCACTATACTGTATCAATAAATTATATTAACTTCACATTACGATTCCAATAATCGTACGAAACCACAAAATTTTTATAATGAGTAAAGATTTATTTAAGCAAGCTATTGCTGAAGCTAAGTCTGTAAGAGAAGCTGCTATTGCCAACGCTAAGGAAGCTTTAGAAGAATCTTTGACACCTCATCTAAAAGATATGTTAGCTGCTAAACTTCAAGAAATGGAAGAAAAAAAAGAAGAAGTAGAAGAAGCAAAACATGACGAAAAAGATGAAGCAATCGAAGAGGCTCCTAAAGAAGACAAAAAAGAAGAGTCAGTAGATGAAGATCTAACAGAAGTACCAGCTGTAGCTGAAGAAGAAGACGAAGAAGCAGAGGATGATTCAGAAGAATCTGAAGACGATGCTCCTATCGAAGAACCTGTCGAGGATGATATGCCTGACGGTGACGAAGATATATCTAAACTATCTATTGATCAATTCAAAGATTTAGTTAGAGATATTATCTCTCAAGAAGCTGGACACGGTGAGGAAGAAATTCCTGCTGATGACATGGACGGTGGAGATATCGAACCTGTAGGTGATGAACCTGCCGGAGATGATATGGACGCTTTAGATGCACCAGAAGACGAAGAAGAAATCGATTTAGATGAACTTCTTAGAGAATTAGAAGCTGAAACTTCAGAAGAAGTTGAAGAAGCTAAACACGACAAAGACGAAAACGTTGAAGAGGCTAAACACGACGAAAAAGACGAAAGTGTTGAAGAAGCTAAACATGACGACGAAGACAAGAACGAAGGTAAAAAAGACAAAAAAATGGAAGAAAAAGTAGAAGAAGAAAGTAACGATCTTCAAGAAGCTTTAGAAACTATTGAAACATTAAAGAAAGACCTTAATGAGGTTAATCTTTTAAATTCTAAATTACTTTACGTTAACAAAATCTTTAAGTCTAACGATCTTTCAGAAAGTCAAAAAGTAAACATCATCGCTGCTTTTGATAAAGCGGAGAGTGTAAAAGAAGTTAAACTTGTATTTGAAACTGTTTCTGATAGTGTTATTACTAAAAAAGAAAGTACTAAATCTATCAAAGAATCAAAAACTAAATTAGGTATGGCAAGTAAAGCTACTGGAACTACTGCAAGTAAGCCAGAAGTAATTGCTGAAGTATCTGATACAGTTAGAAGAATGCAAATGTTAGCCGGTATTATTAAACAATAAACTTAAAAAAACCAATTAAAATGGAACTAAACCAATTATTAGAGGGCTCTAATTCTTACAAGAATTTACAAGAGGACTCTGCAAAACTTGCTGAAAAGTGGGCACAATCTGGTTTGTTAGAAGGTATAGAAGATAAAAAAGTCATGAACAACATGGCTATGATTCTAGAAAATCAAGCAAAACAGGTAGTCGCTGAAGCAAACACAACTAACGTAGGTGGAGGATCTTTCTCTGCTGGCGCTGGTGAACAATGGGCTGGTGTTGTCTTACCATTAGTAAGAAAAGTATTCGCTCAAATCGTATCTCAAGATTTCGTATCTGTACAACCAATGAATTTACCTTCAGGACTTGTATTCTATTTAGACTTCAAATATGGAGACACTAGAAACGGTCGTGGATTAGGAGACAACCTTTACGGTAACGTAACTGAAGCATCTTCTAAGATGGTTGCAGATACTGACCCTGCTGGAGGTTTATACGGAGCTGGAAAGTTTGGATACACTATTAACAGTGCATCTATCGCTGTTGAAGCCGCTGCTGTAGCTGCTGATTCTGCTTCTATCCAATATGAGGATGGAGTTGATCCTGCTGACTACTATAAGATTACAAAGAGTTTCTCTGGACAAAACGCTGACCTAAAAGGTGTAAGAGCATTTAGAATTTTATCTGCATCTGTTGACGTAACAAACCCAGAATATACTTCAGTATCTGGAAACGACGTAACATTCGTTGTAAAGAAAGCTGATACTACTGTAGACGCTTCATTAACTGGATCAATTATTTACCACAAACAACCAGTTGATAATGATAGAGGTGACTTCGAAGCTGATTCTTCTGAAAGAGGAGTTGATACTTCAATCTCTATTCCATCTATTGATGTTAAATTAGCTAGTGAAGCAATTGTTGCTAAAACTAGAAAATTAAAAGCACAATGGACACCTGAATTCTCTCAAGACTTAAATGCTTACCACAGTATTGACGCTGAAGCAGAATTAACTTCTTTATTATCTGAGTACATCTCTATGGAGATTGACCTAGAAATTTTAGATATGTTAATCCAAGACGCTAACACTACTGATAAGTGGTCAGCTAAATCTAACAAAAGCTGGGACGGATCTAAATTCGTAACTAGTGCTGCTGGATCAGGAGGATTCTACAATACTCAAGGACAGTGGTTCCAAACTTTAGGAACTAAAATCCAAAAAGTATCTAACAAAATTCACCAAAAAACATTAAGAGGTGGTGCAAACTTCCTTGTATGTTCTCCAAACATTGCAACAATCTTAGAATCTATTCCAGGATATGCTGCTTCAACTGATGGAGATCAAGCTGAATTTAACATGGGAGTACAGAGAGTAGGTAGCTTTGCTAACAGATTCAAAGTATACAAAAACCCATACATGACTGAGAACATTATATTAATGGGATACAGAGGTTCACAATTCCTAGAAACAGGAGCTGTATATGCACCATATGTACCATTGATGATGACTCCTCTAGTATATGACCCAGAGACTTTTACACCAAGAAAAGGTCTTATGACAAGATATGCTAAGAAGATGATCAGACCAGAATTCTACGGTAAAATCTATGTATCAGATCACAATCTAATCTAAGATTCTACTTTTTAGAATATACTATGAAAGAGAGGTCCTAACGGGCCTCTTTTTTTTTGCCTATTTATATAAGATGGAATTCCTTTCAAAAGTTAACAGTTACCTTTCGTTTAACTAAAATCAATTATATGGATTTATTTAAAAAATTCAGCCTTTGGGCTGATGAACTTACTAAAATCGGTGTGAGCTTTATCGCACTGGGAGTTGTATTAGAGGTACTCTTTAAGGGTGCTAATATACCTTTCTGGCCAAATGTGTCTGTGGTAGATAACATCATGGAAATATTAGGCGGATTGAGTGGCGAAGGCTTACTAGGATTAGTAGGTGTAGTGGTATTATACCACATCTTTAAGAAAGATTAACTAAATACTTTCAAATTTTAGAAGAAGGGGGCGTAAGCCCTCTTTTTTTTATGCTATTTATAAAAGAAAACGTAATAGTATGGCAAATGTACAAGTAGTAGTCTTTGAGAACCTCACTCTAGATGAAAATAATAGAAACAATGTCTACAGCAAAACATATTCAGGTGTAAACTATTTAGACCACAGAACTCTATTAGCTCCTTCGGGATCTAAAACTAGAATATTCTCTTATGATGGAGCAGTAGATAGAGGAACTTTTATTACTGGTTCTATCGTATATGGAAGAATTAGTAACTTAAATGATACTTATAGTGTTAATCTAGAAATATCAAGTTCAACTGAAAACTTTCATCAGAAAATATCACCAGGAGGTTCGTTTATGCTCACTTCTAACGAGATGACCGGAAGCTATACTAATAATGATATTAATTATGATAATATTAGAGATATATCAGTACAACCTATATCAGGGGCTGCTAAGATCGAATATTATATAACAACATCTTAATTTATGGCTAATATAGTAACTTACGGCGGCTCAAGTACGTTTGAAGCCGGTCAAACACCATTCGGATTCTATGACACTGATACTCAATTCCAAACAGATGCTGATAAAGTAGCGTTTTTCTGTGCTACTAAATTAGGATTTCCATTAATGGATGTTGAATTACAATCAGGATCTTTTTATGCATGCTTTGAAGAAGCAATTACTACGTACGGTAATGAGGTTTATGCTTCTATAATAAAGCAAAACTTTCTTAACTTACAAGGAAGTAAGCAATCTACAGTTCAAAATAATAATTTAATAAAACCTAATCTAAACGAACAGATAAGATATAGTCAACAATACGGTACTGAAGCAGAAGTAGGAGGAAGTGTAACTAAACATACTGGTACTGTAGATTTAGTAGCAGATCAACAAGATTATGACCTTAGACAGTGGGCGATAGATAATAATATAGAAGGAGGTATAGAAGTAAGACGTGTATTTTATGAATCACCACCAGCTATAGTAAGGTATTTTGATCCATATGCAGGAACTGGTACTGGAGTACAGTCTTTAATGGATGCTTTTGACTTTGGATCTTATAGTCCAGGTATTAACTTCTTATTAATGCCTGCTTCATACGATATACTTAAAACACAAGCTATAGAGTTTAATGATCAGATAAGAAGATCAGCATATTCTTTTGAATTGCTAAATAATCAATTAACTTTATTTCCTATACCTAAAAAATCAGGGAAATTAAGAATAGAATACTATAAAAACACAGAAAAATTTTCTGCTACTGATTCTACATCTACAACTAATACAAGCGATGCTGCTTGCTGTGGTGAAAACCCGGTAACTAACATATTTAACGCTAATTTTAAGAATCCTGTATATACTGATATAAATTCAGTAGGTAGAGACTGGATATATAGATATGCCGCAGCATTAGCTAAAGAAATGTTAGCATATGTACGTGGAAAATATCAAACAGTACCTGTTCCCGGTTCAGAAGCTACTTTAAACCAAGCAGAGTTATTAACTGATGCAAGAGCTGAGAAAGCTTCTTTGTTAGAACAGTTAAGAGCTCTATTAGAAGGTACTTCTAGAGTAGAACAAATGGAACAACAAGTAAGAGAGATGGAAGCTAACGCAAAAATGGTAACAGCAGTACCAATGAAAGTATATATAGGATAATGAAATTGTTAGAAATACTTGCTGAAGTACAATATAATACATACGAAGGTATGATACAGGTAATGTATGAAGAAGGTAGTGATAAAACACAAATAGTGGACCTTATAAGAGCATTACCGGGCATTACAACAGTAACAGTTGCAGATAGTACGATGGAGAACGTTGAAACATTAAAAATAAAACTTATTACACAGAAAAATGCATTAGAAGCTTTTGAATCGTTGAAAAATACAGCTATGACGAAGTATCCCAATGTAAAAAACGTAAAAATAGGTGAAAAAACTATAGAAAAGGCATAATGTTATTTGGAAGCAATAGAGATTTTAATTTATTAGTTAATATTAACAGAGAACTACTCAAAGATATAGTAGAACAAGAGATATTATACTATAAGTTCAGTATAAAAGATACTGAAGTTAATATATACGGTGAAGGGCTAGTAAAATCCTTTTTAGAACCGTTAAAACTAAATTGCTTAATAACTAGAGGAGATCAAGTAGTAGCTGTAGATGAATTTGGACCAGATCTAACTAGAGACGTACAATTTGCTCTATTAAGACGAGATCTTGAAGAGATAAACGTAGTACCTGAGGTAGGAGATATATTAAATTGGCAAGAAGACTATTATGTAGTAGATAACGTAAGGGAGAACCAATTGTTCATGGGGAGAGACAAGAGCTACAACTTAACCGACTATGGAAGTCAATTCGGTACTTCAGTATCATTGATTTTAGAAACTCATATGACCAGAAGAGAGCAAACTGGTATAACTTTTGCTCAAAACGAAGAATATTAGTAATTATGAAGATAAAAGACATACTTAACGAAAAAGAGCAAGATTGGCAACAAAATACTCCTGATTTTAAGACTAAACAGACCGGTTTCGATAAAGAAACTGGTCAAATATCTTGGGATGTAGAGTATACACCTTTAGTAAGGTTAAATGATGACATAGAAAGTGGTTATCAAAACTTTAAAAAAGTAACTCGTAAATATCCTCAAGATGAAAAGTTAGAAAAACTATTCAAAGTATATTCTGGGTTTAAAAGAGCATATAAAGCTCATATGAATAGAAAATATGCCAAATAATAAACCTTTACCTAAAACTCAATCACAGATATCCCAGGATTCTATCAATCCATTTCAGGGCGGACCTGCTAGTGGCAGTAAGCAACCTGTTCAAGATTTAAAAAAGAGAGAATTACAAAGATCTGTAAAGGATGATGATACGAAAAGATTTAGTTTAGGGTTAAAAGACATAGATGGTGCTATATTTTACTATTTTAACAATGTAATTAGACCATCTGTATTACAGAATGGTGCTAAAAAAGAAGTTCCTGTACTATATGGTTCACCAGAACGCTGGCATGCAGTACAAAAAGAAGGTTTTTATAGAGATAGAAATGGAAAGATACAACTTCCATTGATAATGATAAAGAGAGATAGTGTAGAAAAGAATAGACAGCTAGCTAATAAGATGGATGCTAATTTACCTACACAATTTGGAGTCTTTGAAAAGAAATGGAGTAAGAAAAACCAATATGATAGGTTCTCTTTACTTAATAATAGGTCTATATTAAGAGAATACCAAGGGGTAGTAATGCCTGACTATGTAAATATAGTTTACTCTTGTGTAATCTTTACTCAATATATAGAACAAATGAATAAATTGGTAGAAAGTATCAACTATGCTTCTGATTCCTATTGGGGTGACCCTGAAAGATTCAATTTCAGAGCTATGATTGATAGTTATGCCACAACTACTGAACTATCTCAAGGAAGTGATAGGGTAGTAAAAACTAATTTTAATATTAACCTTTTAGGACATTTAGTTCCTGATGGTATTAATGCTTTACAACAAGGATCTATGAAGTTCTTTAATAAAGCAGCAGTATTATTTGGTACTGAAGTTGTAAAAGATATAAATGACATATAAATGGGCAGATATTCTACAACGAGACTTAACTCACGAACAGTTAGATTTTATGATAGATCATCTGCTACTAGATTAACAGTACAAAATATAGCTGAAGCAATGACAGCAGAACAAAAAACCTTTACCACATTAAATAATGCTTTTACTAGCAACAACACTACTGTGTCTGTATCTGATCCAGTAGTTACATTTCAGGATATTTCTTTTGCAACAGTACCCGAAGGGTTTCCTGCCTTAGAGAAAGACGACTTTACAGTATTTGTAAATGGAATCGCTTCTGAAGTAGATGCAATAGATTCGATAGCAGAAGATGGTAGTAATGTAGTTGTAACTTTTAATAGTAATATAAATTTTGCATTAGATTCAGACGATGAATTTATGATAACTGGTAAATTGGTTAGCTAATGGCTTTAATAAAGTGGAAACAAATAAGTGGACAGCTAGGCGACTATGGAAATCTCACAGGTTCCTTAGACGTTAGTGGTTCTATTAACTTAAACGGTCAAGCAATTGGTACCGGTAAGTTAAATGAAACTACTTTTAACAGCTATACTGCATCTTTAACAGATGGTTCACGATTAGTTGCTTCTGCTTCGTATGCTATATCAGCTTCTGTAGAAATATTAACAGAAATATCTTCTTCTCATGCAGAACAAGCTGATACTGCTTCTTTTATAGCAGATTCTTTTATATCAGCTTCTGGAGTAAGAGCTGGTTTTAGTTCAACCACTTTTAACGGTAATAGAATAATATCACAACAGCATTTACCAGGATTCTTTACTTCATCGTTCAACCCAGGTACTTCTGGTAGTATATCCGACTTTTTAGAGAAGGTATTTTATCCAAACGATGCTCCTCAGTTTACTTCTGCTGCAAATGTAAATATAGCTGAATTTTTAACATCAGGTTCTACCATTCACACTTTAACTGCTAATGATATACAAGGTCAAGCACTAACTTTTGCTGCTCAAGACTCTTATACTGCAGGATTTGTAAATGTAGCTTCAAACGGAGTAGTAACTTTACTTACTTCATCAATATTTGAACTATTTAACACAACTAATAGAGGAGATGGTACAAATGCACATCAAGTACCAGTAAAAGTAACTGATACGTTCAGTGCTTCTACTAATCAAAATTTATTTATCGATGTAACTGCTAACTCAGCACCTGTATTTAGACAAACATCTACAGAAGGTAACATAATAACAGCTTTTACTGCAAGTAGAAATGAAAATGCTTCTACAGGAGAGGTAGCTAAAATATATTTTACTGATACTAATACAGATGCTATTACTATTAGATCAAGTTCAGTACCAGGAAGTCATTTTACTATAACAAAGTCTTCAAATTATGTAAGTATTGCTCAAGCAACTGCTTCTTTAGATTTTGAAACAACTTCCTCTTATAGTTTCTCTATATCAGCTTCAGACGAACACTATGAAGCAGGACAAGATACAGACTCTATATCAACTTTACCAATTACTATAAATGTAACAGATAATGTTCATCCAACTATAAACAATCAAACTTTAACTGCAATCAATGAGTCTAGTTCAGCTGGAACAGTAGTAGATAATATAGCTGCTTCTGATTCTGAAAGTGATACTATTACGTTTTTCAACTTCACTTTATCTAAATTAGAACTAGACAACTCTAATGTACCTACTGGTAGTTATGGAGGTACTTCTCAACTATCTGACCCGTCTGAAAACCCATTTCAAATGAATTCTTCGGGTCAGGTAACTAGGAAGAGTGGGGTACATTTGAATTCTGATCTAATTAATGAATATCAATATACTGTTCAAGTAAGAGATAGTTTTAATACTGCTTCAAATCAAGCAACTGTTACAATACCAGTAGATGATGATACACCTCCTACTATTGGAGGAGTACAAGCTTTCTATATAATAGAATCAGCAGTATCAGGAGCAGCAATATATGATAACTCTAATGGATTTTCAGGTACTACAGCTCAATTTACAGCTAATGAACCTGTTACATTTACTGTTAACCCTTCATCTGACTTTGTAGTAGATAGCTCAGGTAATTTAACTATTAATAGAAATATATCTGGGTCTAGTGATGTAGGTGGAGGAAGTCTAGCTGGTCAAATAACAGCTTCTAATAATTTTGCTACTACAGCAGCGACTACTTTTACAGTTAATATAACTGATAACGTTGGTCCTTCTGTAAGTACACAACCTCAATCTTCTAATCTTAATACTAACGGAGCAAGAGCAGGTAACTATATTTATGAGTTTACTTTCTCTGATACAGAAAGTGATGCAATAAATAAAGATAGTTTAGTATTTAATAGTACTACTGCTTTATCATCCTCATTTGTAAGTGATACAGTATTAAGAATATTTCCTACAGCTAGCCTAAGTGCCGGTAATTATGTATATAGCGGATCTATTCAAGATGATAAAGGGTTTGAAACTTCTATCTTTCAAGATGATTTTGATATTACTCAAGCACCTATTGGTACTTTAGGAACTAATGGTACTTTTAGAGTAATTGAATCAGCAGTAAGCGGTGATAATATAGTAACGAACCTAAATGGTAGAACTGGTACTCAAGCTGATTTATCTGTATCTTA